AAGAAGAAAGCCACCGACGAGAAGCCAGCCGCCAAGAAGCCGAGCAAGAAGGACGCGGAGCTGCTGGTGCCGACCCGGTACACGATCCCGCCATGCCCGATGTCACGCAAGGACACGCTGGCATATGTTGACAAGTGGAAGAAGGAACTGTGAGGTGACCTGTGGCGTTGACAACCCTTGCCGACCTCAAGACCTATCTGGGGATCACGGACACGAGCGAGGATGGCCTGCTCAACCTGCTGATCTCCGACGCAGACGCAGCGATCCTCGGTTACATCGGTCGCACCATCGAGTCGGCTACGCTGACCGAGTATTACAGCGGCGATGGGACACAGATGCTGGTGCTGCGGCAGCGACCAGTGACTGCGGTCACCTCAGTCCACGTTGACGACAGCGGATACTCTGGCCAGGGGGCCGGTGCATTCGACAGCACGACCGAGTGGACGGCGGGCGAGGACTTCTTCATCCGCACCGTCGTGGAAGACGAGAGCAACACCGGTGAGGTTGTCGCCATCAAGGGGCCGGGTACATTCACCGCTGACCATCAACCGAAGACGTGGGGCGAGTGGCCGAGAGGAACCGGGAACATCAAGGTCATCTACGTCGCCGGGTACGCCACCGTTCCGAGCGACCTCGCCGGGGCGTGTCGGATACTCGTCGCGTGGATGCGGGCCAGCCGCGAGAACGGGATGCCGGTGAAGTCTGAGAAGCTGGGGTCGTATTCGTACACGCTGCTGGAAGACACGGGCGTGCCGGAGCTGGCGACGATCAGGGGCATCTGCAACCGATACCGGAACATGATATTGATATGAGCCTGTCTGGACTCCTGACGCAGCGAGCGACGATTGAGCGATGGGCACGCACGGTGGATGACTACGGCGAGTCCACACCGAGCTGGGCCAGCTCATCGACCGACGTGCCGTGTCTCGTCCAGCAACGCAACGGCAGGATCGCTGAGACAGCAGCAGGCCGAGAGTACGAGTTCAGTGCCGTGGGATTCTTCAAGCCGGGGGCGGACATCAAGCCGCAAGCCAGCGACAACGCGGACGGCGACCGCATCGTGGTGGACAGTGCGACTTATCAGGTTCGGGGCGTCGGCGACGAGACAGGCAAGGGCAAGATGCTCACTGTTTATCTGGAGCGTGACTGATGGCGAGGAGTCCGGTCGGCCCAACGGCGTCGCTTCGCGGCGTCAGCCAGTTCAAGATGAAGCTCGCCCGTGCGACGGGTGTGTTGGACAACGAGGTGCGGAAGGCTCTCACCACCATCGCGCAGGCGGTCCAGACGGCGGCGAAGCAGCGAGTGCCTGTTGGGTCAAAAAAACAGGGCAGCAAGTTCCCAGGACGGCTGAAGGGGTCGATCCGGTATCAGGTCAAGTACCGTGGCAAGGGTTTGATGATGCAGGCCCGCATCGGCACGAACCTCGACTACAGTGTGTTCGTCGAGTACGGCACCGCCCGAATTGCCGGTGGGGATGTGAAGCGGCTGGGTACGGGTGACGACATCATGGACTCGATGGCGATCACCACATGGCCCGCCAAGACGCTGCGTGGTGCGACCGGGCAACAGATGCCGTGGTTGCGTCCTGCGGCGTTCGGGTTCCGTACCACAGCGAAGTTCTTGCTGGCTGATACGCTGCGGTCGGTGGGCCGGACAATGCGAGGGGGCGGGTAGTGGCTGACCTGTCGGAAGTCTGGAAGGGCGTGCGCGATATCCTGGTGGGTGACGCGACGCTGACCGCAATGCTGTCGTCGGCGTCGTCGGTCTACGAACGCGACCCGCCGCTGGAGACCGGGTTCCCGATGCTGACGCTGTGGCAGGTGGCTGATGGGCCAGTCAACGCGGTGAGCAGCTACGGCGAGTTCCACGCCGAGGTCCAGATCGACGTGTGGTCAACCAGCCCGAGAACCAACGAGCAGATCAAGTCGCGTCTCGACGAACTGCTGGAGATCCCGCGAGTGGCCACCACGCAGATCAGCACGACGAACTACAACGTGACCAACTGCACTAGGACCAACGCCCGTTTCGTTGGTACAGTAGAGATCGAGGACGACGGCAAGCATATCAGGCACCTCGCCACCGAGTGGCGGGTTACGATTCGGAAAACGACATAGCAGGAGATGACTCATGGCTATTGGTGACATTGTTGGCGGCCCGGCTGACGTGAAGGTGGGGGCATCTGGTGCGGAAGCAACCATCGGCAACACGACCGGGGGCGTCACCGCAACGGTGACACCTCAGAACCGTGAGCGGATCGTTGACAAGTACGGCTCGACCGCCATTGCCATCATCCACACGGGTGACGAGGTGCGGGTGACGGTGCCGTGGGCTGAGTGGTCATTGGCCACGCTGAACGAAGTCTACGACCCCGGCACAGACGCAGGGACGTTCAAAGGCGTCGGTCGGTCGGCGGGGTACATCTACACCACGCAGTCAATGGACATCACGCCGTACTTGACAGCCGACGCCGCCAAGACCGCCGAGTTCTATTCGGTCACGCCTATCGGAGAAGTCAGCTTGTCGTTCAACAACGACGATGATCGGATCATGGAAGTCGAGTACGCAGCACTCGCAGACACCACCGCGACGGACGGATCACTTATCGGGAAGCTGAACCTGAGCTAACTCGCCGCTTGAGTCGCTGCCCTGCTGACGCTACGCTATTCGGAAACCACAACCGGATAGCGTGGCGTTCTTTATGGGAGGAACACGGATGGCGAAGGAGAAGGAACGGCCCCAGGTGATCGAGGTGGAGATCAGCACCGGCGAGACGATCACTGTGGGGGTGCTGAACTGGAATGGCTACAAGCGGCTGAAACCTTTGATCGTAGAACGGCTTGCGTTGCGGGCTGGCGAGGTGTTCAGCGACCCTGCCGCAACGGTGGGAGGGGTTGCGTCGATGGCTCCCCTGATGGCTGCTCTCGACGAGATACTCGGCGACCTGACTCCCGATTTTGTGAAGGCGTGCGTGTCTGACGAAAAGTCTCTCAAGGGTGTCGATCGTCCGGTGGACTGGTTGAGGCTGCGGGAAGCTGCGGCGACCGTCAACGACCTGGGAGAGATTCTGGAACTGGAGGGAAACGCACTGGTGGCGTCGGTGACAGTGGTGATGAAGCGGGTGGTCGATCTGGGCGAACAGACCGATGGTGGGTTGGAGTAGAACACCAACTCGCGTATCACTACGGGTGGAGCATCGACGCTATTGATTGTCTGCCGTGGATGGAGATATTCGATCACCTAGAATTCATCATCGAGTCGAGAGTTGCGGGCATTCAGTGGATGATCACCGCCGCCTCGTATTCGCAGACTGACGACAAGGGCCGAAAGTCAATCGACGCCACGCTGCGCGAGATGGCGGCAGTTCAGGTGCGACCAGGCGAGGACAGTGTTCTGGGGTTGCGAACCGCGTATGATGACATGCCTGACGAGGGGCGTCTGTTGTCAATTGGAAGCTGCTTGGCGAACGAGGGGGTGGGCTATCTGGATCGTCGCCCGTATCATCGTGAGTGGCTGGCTGAGAAAGGCATCTCGCCCGAAGACGCCCGGTTGCGTTATACTGAGTGGCGAGCCGAGAGAGATGCCGCCAAGGCGAAGCGGTCAGGTGGTGGCGAGCCGGTTGGTGGAGATGATTGATGGCTGACACGGTCACGCTCGGCACAGTGACAATGAACGGGCCAGTCGGCGGTGGTCAGAGCGTCCGTCCGCAGCCACGGTTCGTGTCCGGTCGCACAGTCAATGGGACAACCTACACCTACCAGAAGAACGACCAGACACAGAACGTCTGGGTGCTGGACTTCCGCGACCTGACTGCGGCCCAGAAGGTACTGCTTCAGACCTACTTCAACGATGTGGCGAAGGGTCCGAGCAACACGTTCACCTACGTCCACACGGATGCGACGATTTACTTGGGGGTCAGGTTCATCGACAACGTGCTAGAGTTCAGTCGGATCGACGGCGGAGCGTTCTTCAGCTGTTCCATCAAGCTCCTGATCGCTGCTGAGGTTGACGGCTGATGCCCGGTGAAATCCAAACACTCGTCACCACGTTCACAGCTCGCACGAGTATGTTCCATGCGAAGCTGAAGAAGATGCAGGCCAGTCTGGTGAAGCTCCAGGCGGCGACCGCCAAGGCTGGCAAGGCCATCGGCGCGAGCTTCATGCGGATCGGGATGATTGCTGGGGTCGGTGCGGGTGCGGCGGTCAAGGTCTGGGCCGACTTCGAGAAGCAACTGGCAAGCGTCTCGACGATGTTGAGCGGGAACGTCGGCCCGCAGATGGAGATCTTCAAGGGTCAGTTGCGGTCGATGGCTGTCGAGTTCGGGGAATCGACCAGCTCGCTGTCCAAAGGCTTGTACGACATCCTGAGTGCCAGCGTTCCCGTTGAACACGCCATGAGCGTCTTGCGGGTGAGTTCCAAAGCGGCAGCGGCAGGGATGACGGATACGGGGACGGCGGCGGATATCCTGACCACGATGATGAACGCTTACAACCTCGAAGCCAGCGAAGCTGGGCGGGTTAGCGACATCCTGTTCAATATCGTCAAACGTGGCAAGACGACGTTCCCCGAGTTAGCCGGGTCGATGGGGCAAGTGGCGACGACTGCTGCTAAGGCCGGGCTGAGCATGGAGGAGCTTGCAGGGTTCTACGCGACCCTGACTCGGGCTGGCATCCAGACCCGGATCGCCACCTCGGGCATCAGGGCAGTTCTATCGACGTTCATGGCACCAGCGGAAGGAGCAAAGGAAGCGGTCAAGGAGTTCGGGTTTAAGTTGGAAACGGCGACCCTCAAAAGCAAGGGGATGGTCGGCGTTCTGAATCTGCTCGCCAAGGTCGCCAACGAGAATCCCGACGCCCTCTCCAAGATGTTCCCCAACGTGCAGGCCATCCAAGCCCTGCTACCCGCAGCAGGCAACGCCAAGGCGTTCGCTGCGGATGTGCGGGCGATGGGGGCGTCAGCGGGATCGACCGAAGAAGCGTTCGAGAAGATGAAGGACACTGTCTCGTTCGCGTTCGGAAAGATCAAGCAGTCAGTCGTCATCGCGTTGGGCGAGGTCGGCGAAGGGATCATGGCGGGCCTCAAGAGGGCAGACGTTGACATCAGTGCGTTCACGTTAGGAGGCGGAGCGAAGTTTCAGGAGATGGGTCAGAAGGTCGGCAAAGCTCTCGCCAATATCATCGAATGGCTCGACAGGAACAAAGAGTCGTTGATGGCGGGCTTCTCGGCGATCATGAAAGTCGTCGGGGCCGTTGGCGCGTTCCTTGCCAAGTACCCTGCCCTGCTCGGCGCGCTGATCGCTTTGAAGGTCACCGGGTTCCTGGGACTCAACGCGGCAATCGTCTCGACCATCGCGTGGATGAAGACGATGTACATGACGACCATCCCGGCGTTGTGGGCGGCGTTCATCAAAGCCGATTTGACGTTGAGTGCCCTGATCGCCAAGTTCGTCACGTTCAGGCTGATCGCCGGTGGGCTGGTTCTTGGCGCACTCATGATCGGGATGCAGAAAGCGAAAGAGGCGTTCGAGGAGTTTCGCGACGCGGTGCGTGAGGGATCCGAAGCCCTGCGGGAACTTCAGGCTGAACGGACGAAGATGCTGGGCGGGAAGATCAGGAAAGCCCTAGCGATGCCAAAGGGTGCTGCCCGTGACACCGCAATTGAGCAGGCGAAAGAGAATGTCGAAGACGAGCTGCGGCTGGCCGAAAGCCAGATCAAGTCATATTTGGATGTGATAACCGGAGCGAGAAAGAGACTACGGAAAGAACAAGATGAGCGCGATTGGAACCCGCTCACACTAATCGCCGACACCAAAACTATGATCGAGGAGAAGGCCAATATCGAAGCGGGCCTATCCGATTTGGCTGACGCCAGGAAGAAACTTGCTGACGCCAAGAAGATGGCGCAGGAAACGGCGAACATACTTGGCACCAGCCTTGAGCGTGACGCGGCAGGTCGTCCGGTCTTCGCACCGGGAGGAGTAGTGCCCCCACCCACTGCAGCCCCAGCAGCAGGCTATGGAGATGCTGGCGGCGGTGGCGGAGTCGCTGCGGCTGGTGGTGGTGCTGCGGCTGGCGGCGGTGGCGGAGTCGCTGCGGCGGCTGGGGAGGTCGCTGACGCGATAGCCGGGGCGGTGTCTGATCAGGTAGGACGCCAGCTAGAGGAGGATTTCGGACGGGAAGGCGCGAGGGCGGGCCAGGAGATGGCTGCGTTCCTCGACATGAAGCCGACCGAGGATCAGATCCTCAACTTCATGTCGTCGATGGAAGGTATGACGACGCAACAGATTCAGTCGGCGACGAATGCCCGGCAGCGATGGATCGACATTGGCGGTACGGTTGAGTCAGCGAACCAGAAGATAGTCGAAGATATAGCCGCGTCAATCCAGACGAACGAGAAGAACGAGGAAGCGGCTCGTCTACGAAAATCCGAAGCCCAGCGTCGGGTCGATGTGTTGGACGAGCAAAACCGGCAAGGTTCGTTGATGCGACGGATGGAGGCCGAGTTGACGCACGGCAACGCCGAGAGCCAGCAGTTCTTACAGGCCAGCCGAGATCGGTTGGCGGTGTTGCAAGGAGAACTGACAACCCAACAAATCACGATGGCCGAATATCAGGCGGCGTTGGCGAACATCAATACGGGATTCCAAGCTGGTACGCAGTTCGCTAACGTCCTGGCGCGAGCGTCGAAGCATAGCGCAGAAGGTGTCGGACAGGCGGCGCAAAGTTTCAGAGACTTGCAGCAGCAGCTCCACGCCGGAACAATCACTCAAGCCCAGTTCAGTGCCGGGGTGCGTCAGCTCACGGCAGATATGCAGAAGGCGACCCAGACGGCGCAGGCGGCGGCGGCAGCGATTGCGCAACAAGCACAGCAGCAGGTTCAATCGCCCCTGCTGGCACGCGGCGGCAGCGGCGGCGGCGGTGGCGGTGGCGGTGGCGGGGGGGGTGGTCAAGAGACCGAACTAGGCATACTGTTTCGCAACCTGAGCCTAGCGATGGCGAGGACTGGAGCATTGCATCCGTGGGGCGACAAATACGCACGCGACTTGAAAGCACTCAAAAGTCGCCGCCAGGCACGCTTCAAGGCAGAGATGGAGATTGACGCGATCCAGAAACGGATTCAATTTCTACAGTCGGCCGGGGCACGTCAACGCATGGCGATGATACAGTCACGCATGCCTTCGTATGGACGGCTCGGCGGCGACCCCGGTCTTGTTACGCAAGGCAACGTCACCATCGAGTTGCCGAACGTGACCCGCGTCAACAACGAGGACATCGCTTCGCTGGCAGACCGACTTGACGACGAGCGGAACCGTCGTGGGGAGCGTCGAGTTTAGATGGTCAGATCACTCACGATGCCAGACTCGTTCAAGGTCGAGATGTCCCGCGTCGGCGGGTCGTTTCCTCGGTACGTCTTGGGCATCGACTACGACGGCGTGCTGTCGTACTACAGCGACATCGCCATCTCGAATAGCGACCTGAGTGCGGAGGGTCGGATAACGAGCTGGGGTCAGCTTCAGCTTGAGGCGAAGGCCGGTGTGGTCGGCGGTCACCAGAACGTCACGCTGACGCTGGAGGACTCAGACCTCACGCTGATCGACGACTTCACCGACTGGCCGGGGATCCAGACGCGGACGTGCTACATATATATGTACTACGACCCAAACCCGACCGGAGGCGGGTGGCCGGATCGCATCACACTGTTCAAGGGCGTCGTCGGCCCAGGCGTGAAATTCGATGAGAAGTCGGCGACGTGGAACTTCACTCTCGTCGATATCGGCAAGAAGAACAACCACACCATCGGGCAACCCTACACAACGCAGGTCTTCTCTGGGATTGACTGCGGGAACTGCGGGTCGGATGGCGCGGGGACTGGCATCATCCCAATCGTCTACGGAGACCCGGTCATCGGGGTTGGCGCGTGTGCGATAGAGCGGCCCGGCTATGGGGTTCTCTGCGAGGCGGAATGCACTCAGTGGGCGGAGTGGAACGAGTACGACCGGACGCAAGGTTACTGCCGACTGGACATACCTGACCTATGGTTCAGGCTCTGTCCCGAGACGTTGTGGCAGTTCAGCCCCGGCGAACAGTGCGTCTTGGTCGGTAATGAGAAGGTATGCGGTAAGCTGTCGGCCAACGGCGTGTTTGAGATTTACGACTTTTCAAACTACAGCCACTTCTCTTGGGATGCTGGGAGTCAGCGTGATGCACGTTCGGCGTGGCTTGCCACCGGGCGAGGTAGTTTCTTTGTCACTGGCGGCAATAAATACCTGACGCTACCAAAGGGGGCATTCGACGACTGGACGAACGGCGGCGCGGGATACGGCAACTATAGTCTCCATGTGTATGTCAACTGCAACGGCGGTTGGCGGAGATACGACAGTATGCTGTGGGCGTCAGTCTCGGGCAGTCATGTGGCGTTTGTTAATGTAGGTCCGCCCGGAGGCTGGAGAGATCCGTGTCCGAACAACAATTACGAGTTCGTGGCCGCGTGGAGTTATTACGCGGGTCCGACATACGGTATCGGAACGCCCATATTAGGGAATGACCCGTGGGTCTATGCAGTCAACTACGTTCCCAGTGAGTCTGTGGAGCGTATGTATGGTTATGGTTTGGAGCACCAAGGTACGAGGGCAATAGTCCCCGACTCATTCTGGACTGCCAACTTAAACGACAAAACCTACAACCTAGCGTTGAAACGTGACTCGAACGCAGACGGTATCACCACCGTCACGTTCCACGGATGGGTAGACTGGTTGATTAGAGCAGACGAATCATGGTGGTACACGTGGTGGAATTACTCTTGGATTGGTGAGAGATTAAGTCAGGGGGCTTTTGATGTCAAAGGGAGTATGGGGCATCCTGACCATAGTGCCTACACCGGAGCCGCACTGACCAATCCTGTAGACATCATCGAGGAGTATCTGACCAACCCGGTTCTCGGTGCGATTGGCTACGAGAACATCGACTCACCCGGCTTCCTTGCCGCCAAGAACAGGCTGAACGATCTGACCGACGACATCGCCCCGTCTGGTGAGGAAGACGGTTTGAGAATGGCGTTCGTGCAATACAAGCAGGAGAAGTTGCAC